CTAAAACTCAATCTGCCTTGCAAGCTTTGCAGGCTATTTCCGGGAAGGATTTTATAACTCCCTCGGAACAGAGACAATTAGAATTAGCGGTTCAGTCCGCGAATCTTCTTCTCTCTTCGCTGTCTACTAGACGGCCTTCTCGTATAACGAGTTCGTCGCGTAAAAGAAAGACTTAGGTCTTTCTTCCTATCACGGTCCGAATATGATTCGGAGTAGTGGACTGTATTACGGTCTGCACTTACGTGGCTTGGATGATCTGCCTCTATAGATAAGAGGTTCTTCATGAAAAGCCACATAAGCGACTCCCTGGAAGTGATACAGGCTATCTACAGAGACGCCTGTGTCAAGTGCGCTGCCAAGGTCTCTCTTCGCGATCTAAGAACAATACGATCGCGGACGAAAGATGAAGGTATGTCGTTCTTGACGATTACCTTACCATCCTTTGCCAAAGACTTCGAAAGAAGTCTCGAGCTAGGGTATGTTGACCCTCAACTCTTCTTAAATTTTAAGAAGAATGGAGCAATCCCCGCTTTTTTGCAGGGATTACTTGGTCGCATCTTTTGTCAAGAGACAGGAAGGATTAACGATGTTACAACAGGTACAACACCTATTGACTCCCCAGTTTATTATGCTTCTCTTGTTGATAGCATCAGACAGATTTGTCTGGCTTTCAAAAAGGTTAAGCTGGCCTGTACTTCCGAAAGGACGAACAGGTCTCTGGAGAGTTTCGTCGAAAATGAGCGCTCCTTTAATGTGTTCCCATTGCCGAAAGAAGATGACGACTTCTTTAAGTCCGTCTCTTTTGTGCTTTGGAGTGATCTCTTACGCAATTTACGCGTATCTGATCTCACGCCTAAGCACGGTCCCGGCGCTACAGCCGAACGACTTTCTGGTAACCAGAAGTATGTTTGGCGGTATTGGTACGATCGTCTTGAGCCTTATTTCCCTCTTATTGATACCGCTTTTCCCGTATTATCGGGAGAAATGTGTGTCATTTCTGAGGAGCTTAAGAATGTTTCGATCGTAGTTAAGGACGATGAGTTCCCTTCAAGGGTCGTCACCGTCCCTAAGACACTCAAAGGCCCAAGGGTTATTGCCATTGAGCCCTGCTGTATGCAATATGCACAGCAGGCTATCTCAACCGAGCTAGTCAAAAGACTAGAGCGGGGTCGATTCACGTCCGGTCACATAAACTTTCGTGATCAAACGATAAATGGATCCTTGGCACTTTCTTCTTCCGCTGACGGTCAATTAGCAACGATTGATCTGTCTGATGCTAGTGACAGAGTTCCTGTTGGCTATGCATTGACTATGTTCTCTACTAACGTCGAACTTAAAGACGCTATAGAGGCATGTCGGTCGGAAAAATCCATTCTTCCTGATGGTCGAATTATCCCATTGAGGAAGTTTGCATCCATGGGTAGCGCTCTCTGCTTTCCCGTTGAGGCCATGTACTTTTACACTATATGTGTAATGGCTCTCCTCCGGTGGCAGAACCTTCCTGTAAGCCCCTCGAATTGTTTTAACGTTTCGAGGGACGTCTACGTCTATGGGGACGATAT